GGAAAATCGTGTTTCGCTGCATTATGCTTTAAAGTGGTTTTTTTATATATTCTGAAAAACTTATTGGGTCACTTTTCAAAAATGGACAAGGAAAATGAATGTCCAAAATCCAAAAATGCGACCTTAAGTTTATTCACTGTTTTTTTGTGGGCCGGAAAAAGTGGGACAAACCGTGGGAAATTGTGGAAAGTGGGAGGCGTGGATGTTAATGTACCCACAAAATGGTACATGAACAGTATTATTATTTCTGCACAAACAGTTCTTTTGCCAATGTCTTAATGATTTTGTTGTCCAGCCGGATTTGTTCTTCTTCCACATCGCCCAAAATGGCCCGCATCATTTTGTAACAGAATTCGTATGTTCGCGTTTCCATCACCTCACAATCTGGGTGTGCGGTTCTCCAAACCGGTACAGTTCTATAGTTATTCATGGATATCCGGCTCAGTATTTTCCGCAGCTTCGTCAGTTCATCGGTATCTTTACTCCAGCCAGCGTCGTCTTTGATATACATCGTCTCTCGTTTAATATCCGTGCAATGAATCGGCCGCTTTGTAATGTCCATGTCTTTGAGACGATCCATGATCATCTTGGTCATGCCATTCACATACCCATGGTTACCAATGTATTCCAGCTCGTCGATGTGAACATTCAAATTACGCAAAAAGTCGGTAATGCTCATTGCATCTTTACACGTATCGTTAAGGAAAAAATTCAAGTTGAACTTCTGGGTGTGGTTGTTAGTCGTATTATTATGGTTCACGATTGTATGTGTGTTTGCGCTATTTTTCACAGCATCTACTAGTTGACGTTGTAATTCTATATTTTGTTTATTCGTCTCTTGTAGTTGTGTATATTGTTCCACCATAAGGGTTTTGAAATCATCGTTTTGTTTTAACAGCTTAATAATAACAGACGTGTCCGTTGTATTAGGCATAACATCGGGTTCATGTTGAGGTAAAGATTCGGGTGGGGGTGGAGCTTCTATATTTATTGTACATGTTTTACGATGAAACGATAATCCCTGTCGATGTTTATATGTATTGCCACATGCACACACATGTATTGCAGTAGCGATTTTTATGTCACTATTTGTCACTAATTTATGTTTACGAGTCAATTCGTGTCGGTTCCATTCACTTAATTTGCTGCATTTATAGTTGCATTTTATACACTCAAATATAGGTGATTTTTCATTTACTACGGCGACACATTTTGTCATTATTTTTCTTTTAAATATAGTGACATAAAAATCGCCTAAACTGACCGCCATGATTTTCCCCAAAAAAAGTATGCAGTCAACCTAATTTTGTTTTTTTGGGATTTAAAGCATTATGCAGTAAAACTGATTTTTGATATATTTCGGAAAAAGAAGTGGCCTCACTTTTGAAAAATGGACATTTTTAAAATGTCCAATTTCTGAAAATGCACGAACAAGTTTATTTGATGTTTTGTATTAAAGTTCCCACAATTTGTGGGAATATGTGGTCACTATGTCTCCCACTGTTTCACAACCCACTGTCCTACAATTCCGGAATAAAAACCTCGTCCGTCGCTTTGCATGTATCTTCTTGTAGTACATCGGCCGGACACGTTACCAGATAAGCAGGCAGGTTGTCAGTCTGTTGCCAACACGTATAAATTCCCACTAATTGTTGGTGATTGCATTGTAATGACACGGATGCAGCGGGGGCAATCGATGTTCGCAATAAGTCCGCATTCACATTCTTACCAAGCGATTCGTTTATTAAATCGGGCGTGATCAATACGGATGACAATGCAATCGCCGCAGCGAAGTACTCATATTGTGATAATCCGGAACACGTGCCGTGTTTTGTCCATTCGTGTTCCCAGAATGAGTCATAATTGGGATTATTAACATCATATTTCACATCGGGCCATCGCATCACCATTGTATCTAAACCCACTTCAATCGGTATACTAGAGTTGAACGGCTCATTGGTACAACTCGATGGATATCCAGTCGTATCATATTGTGGCCACAGTCCGTGAATCGTCAGGTTATTTTTCCAATAATCTAGCGGTGACGCGCATCCAGGGTATGTTTGTCCAATACAGAACCCGGGCGTCCAACTATAGGCGAACACATAAATTGTAGACGAATTCATTGCAATAATACATACCAATTGCGAGAACCATAGTAGCAATAGCCATAAAAACATTCTCTCTGTTATATATACTATGAGGGCATTATTGTTATATTGTTTACTAAATATGCTTACGGCCTTAAATAACCCGACTACGTGTGTTTGTACGACAGAACCGTGCCCGGTAGTCGGGGAAAACACATTGCACATGGGCGACGGAACTGCGGTAGTGACATATGATTATGTTCGTCATGGAGAATCTATTGTGGTTGTATCGGCCACGGGCGAAATTACGCCGGCTGACCTAGACCACGGCACAGATACAACATCGTGTACTCAAAAATACTCCCGAATGCTCGACGACGACGGGGTCCAAGATTGCGACGCCGGACATATTTTAGCAAATCGTCTAGGTGGATATGGTAATGAACCGATCAACATCTTTCCTCAGGCGCCGAGTATTAATCGTGGTGCTTACGCACAATTTGAGAACAATATATACCAGTGTGTAAAAGGTGGCGCAAAATCCGCAGATTTGCACTGGAAATTTACATACGGCAATGAAACGCAAACGAAACCGATATCGATTGAATATAGCGCGTCATTTGTAGGCGGAAACTGCGCAAAACTGTCTTCTACTTTTACAAATATTGGTTAGGTTCTCAATACGTCCAAATAAACTTGGGAAAATATAATGAAAAATAAATGAACGCATCGAATACTATAAAAAGAATCACTGTCGATTTAACGCCACCAAAAAAGGCGCGCGAAGACGATGACAATGATATGGGTATGGACGCGGACCATGACCCAATGCACTTCGCAACACAAGCTGTGCAATCAAAAGTCGTCAAAAAACGTTCGGTTATTGCACTGGATTCATGGCAGTTTTCAGCCGCCGACCTTCAGCCCGATATGCAACGTTCTTATATAAAACAGTTACACTCAAAAATCATCATCGCCAAACAACCATGTAAAGTAATCCAGCAACATATAATGCAAAAATTAAACGGATACAAAGCCCAGGACGTAAAAAAGGGGTTCCATGACCCGGAAAAGTTCGCCGACGTGGAATATGTCATACAAATGTTGGAAGAATCGTCGAATTTTTGTTATTATTGTAAAGACTCTGTACATGTTCTCTATGAAAACGTTCGAGAACCGAAACAATGGTCACTCGACCGAATCTACAATAATCAGGGCCATAACAAGGGTAATTTGGTGATCGCGTGTCTCAAATGCAATTTGAGTCGAAAAACGATGTACCATGAACGGTTTGCGTTCACAAAACAGTTAGTTATTGTAAAACAGAACTAATATACCGCGCGGTAAAATCATATAAACATTATATTATTTTATTTCATAACAATGCAAAATCTATTTTCAAAGACATCCAATGAGAACCTGCAAATACACAATACCAAAAAAACACTGAATATTCACGAATCTATATATACAAAGCTAGCCCATTTTCATAAGACGAACAAAATTCCACATCTCATTTTTCACGGTACGTCAGGCAGCGGGAAACGCACCATCGTAAACAACTTTTTAAACATGATATACGACGAAAACAAGCCCCGGATGAAGTCAAACATCATGATTGTCAATTGTGCACACGGAAAAGGCATTAAATTCATACGTGATGAGCTCAAGTTTTTCGCCAAAACGAATATACAGTCCAACAACGGTACGCTATTCAAAACAATCGTACTCATTAACGCCGACAATTTGACAATCGATGCACAGTCTGCGTTGAGACGATGCATCGAACAATTCAGTTTTAATACACGTTTTTTCATCATTATTGAGAACAAGCACAAATTATTAAAACCAATATTGTCAAGGTTTTGTGAAATATACGTGCCTGAACATATGGAAGCGGGCATTATACACAACTTACATGATTTGTCTAAGAATTCCAACTATAAAATTCAATATACCGAGAACCACGAGCAATGGCTGGACGAGGCAATTGACGATTGTGTTCAAAATGAACCGTCTCATGCGGGTCTCATCGCGTTGTGCGAGCGTATATATGAGCACGGCCTTTCGTGTATTGATGTGATGAAATGGATAAATAATACGACAGATTTAGACGATGAACTAAAAGCAAAGGCCTGCATTTATTTTGACACAATACGGGCCGAATATAGGTTCGAGAAAATGTTGATGTTATCTATATTTGATTTTTTGTATTTACGTTCAAATAAGGACTTAAAAAGTATTACAGAAATATAATACATAATGGACGACTTTGTCATATCCAATTTACATGAGTCTCGCAATGAGTGGTGTAGTCGGTTAGTAAGTATATTTACGCCGCTCGTGATAGAGGGCATTCGGTCCATTTTCAATGAATCCTGGAAAATGTGTTTAGACAATGATGAGGCGAGTAAGTATTTGATGACGTTTCAAAACCTGCTGTCTCGCGTTCCCAAATGGAACAATATTATTATTGAGGAAGAACGCAAGCGCATTATTGATCGCAGTGGGTGTGGTTATTTGGAAGATTTAATTACATGTGTGCATATCATTCAGTTGAAAGTATTGACATGCATTCGTGTTGGAAACAAACAGAAGAAGATTGACATTTCTATTCCCAAATTAGATGTGTTTATTCACAAGGTGTACATTCACGTTGCGCGAAAGGTGTATATGAATGTATATTTATTCGAGAAGAACATTTCTCCGTTGCAAATACAGAAGAATCAGCGAGAATTGGAGTCGATTATTCAGGAATGCATTTTGATGACGATTCGCGAAAGTATACCGACAGAGGCCATTATTCGCGCATACATGGATGAAAGTGTAGAGCAAGAAGAAGAAGTCATTATCGAGAACATGGAAGATACCGAACCGACGGTGGAAGCGGACGCAGCCGAGCCAGAGCCCGAGCAAAAGAAGGTGGAAGAAAAAGTCCCTGAGGTGGTGCCGACCATCCAGAATTTGGATGACAAGGAAGTGGTCACCAAATTGTCATTTAACGACACGGATTCTGTATTAAACAATGTGAATAAAGTCGAAAAGGTGGATGCGCCGAAATCGCTTGAGCGGTTGGAAGATATTAGTACTTCTCGTGCAATTTCTCGACGATTGGAAGAAGAAGACAGTGATACGGACGATGAACGTCTACAAATACATACGGATTTGATCGATTTAAGTGGATTTGACATACTGGATGAACCGAGTGATAAAAACATGTCGGATGAAATATCATTGGATGGTATTGAGGAATTATAACCGACGTGGGGCGGCACGTGAACATGTAGTAGTACCAGCTAAGCTGCGTTAAAACATACATAAAATATTCTATATTGTAATATATTCGAATTTATGGAAAAAATATTGATCATTGCAGCAATTATAATGTTTTTATTTAGCACGATGAAAGTTTTTGAGATGAAATATATTTCGAAACAATGGACCCCATTGAAGCATGTAATACGTGATTCTGCAATGGTGTTTGGGGCATCATTTATTGGGTTGTTTTTATTTTTTCAGGTGAATGGAACACTCACCGATTTCATGGATGTCGTAACAGATGGTAAGGCGCTGAATCTAAAGGCGACACAAGTATTCACTGACGAGCCTGGGTTTTAGACTCTTATGCAATCGACTGTTGTAAAGGATATACATATATTATCTGCGATATATGTATAGAATGGAGGAGACCCAGGAACAAATAAATAGTATACAAAAAATGATAAAAAAGGGTCAAAAACGAGAAAAGACGGAGCCGTTAATGCCCGAGCCCATGAAAAAGGCCGCGCCTGCGCGCAAACTAAAGATTATAACGGAGCAAGCCTCCGCGAAGACCGACTTAGCGGAGCAAACTATGTTGGTTTCGGAAAATGAAGCAGGAATGCAAGACGCCCCACGAAAAAATGAGATTTTCGCGGACGTATTGGGCCGATTATCCACATTGATGAATAAGAAGGGGGATAATATCAGGAGCCGCATATATAGCCGAGCACAAGATACTGTGTTGGGTATAACGGAAGACATTACGGATGTAAAACAGTTGGAAGGAAAGCCAAATATTGGCCCGACGATTCTTGCAAAAATGGCGGAATACAGTGAGACCGGCACATTACGCGTGTTTGAACGGGAAAAAGAGAACCCAGAAATGTGGTTGACCGATATTTACGGAATTGGCCCTAAGAAAGCACAAGAATTAGTGAAACAAGGTATCAAAACAATCGAAGAACTACGCGAACAACAAGACAAGTTGTTGAACGATATTCAACGGGTTGGATTGAAGTATTATGAAGACATATTAAAGCGAATCCCGCGGAATGAAATCGAGCAGTTTGACAAAGAATTTGCATCGTCATTCGATGCCGCGACTGATCGGGCGGGAGGCGACGACGGTTCCAAGTACGAAATCGTAGGTAGCTACAGGCGCGGCGCGAAAACATCGGGTGATATTGATGTTATTATTACATCGAAGAATGCCAATGTTTTCACTGAATTTGTGGATGATTTAAAACGTAAAAATGTAATTATCGAGGTTCTCTCACGAGGAAAAACAAAATGTCTGGTTATTGCCAAATTACCGGATGCCGAACATGCGCGTCGTGTGGACTTTATGTATACTTCGCCAGAAGAGTTCCCATTTGCCATATTGTATTTTACAGGAAGCAAGGCGTTTAATACTGTTATGCGTGGTTATGCGCTGCGGCTAGGATTGTCGTTAAATGAACATGGAATGTATACCAAGGCAAAGGGGGAAGAAAAAGGTGAAAAAATAGACAAAATATTTGTGGACGAAGAATCGATATTTAGTTCTCTATATTTAAAATTCAAGTTGCCCGAACAGCGTATTGACGGTCGCGCAGTAGAAACCACCCTGCCCATTATACCAGATATGGGTCTAGAGAAAAAAGGCCAAAGTTGCTATAAATCGTGTGATAGTGTACCCGTTGGAGAATGCGCGACTGGATGTTCTCCTAGTTGGACAGATAATAAGCTTGTCCGCACGCGAAATTGGTGTACATGTAATGTAGACAAGAAAGATTGCATTGTACCGATTTGCCCGGCACATAGTGAACCCGAGAAAATACCTGATATGAAAGAACCCACACCGGTCGTAGTAGTCAAACCCGTAAAAACTAGAAAAGTGGCACTGGACGCAGACGGGAACCCCAAAGTTCGCAAACCTCGAACAACCAAAAAGGCATCGCCTAGCAAAGCAGCAGTCGAAGCGGTTGTAATCAACCCGAAATCACCGGTTATAGCTGATAAGCCAAAAACAGTAGCCGCCAAACCAGCAAAAACAAGAAAAGTGGCACTGGACCCGGACGGCAATCCCAAAGTGCGCAAACCCCGAAAAACCAAAAAGGCATCGCCGGGCGCGGCAGCTGACAAAACAAAAGTACAAAAACCCCGCAAAACCAAGAAAACAGTCACATTAAATGTCATTGCAACCAAGTTGGAACTAGACGAAACAGGAATTAATGATGAAATGTTAAAAACAAACATATCCAATGAAGCAGAAGTATTACCTGAATTAGTTCCCATATTACACCTGAATAAAGTAGAACCAGTTGTTGAACCTGCAAAGAAGCCGAAGAATATGACAATCAAACGCAAACGTGTAAAACCAGTCGTGGGCCAAGAGGTAAAGAAAGACACAACCAAAAACGATATAAAATTAAACGGTAAAGAAGATAATATGGAGGCCAGAATAAATAATGCGAAACAATTAGTCGCTCGATTTCGTGGAGAAGGAATCGACATGTTGGATACATTAAATGAATCTCAACTAGTTGAATGGCTCGAAGCTGCTGGAGATGCATATTATAACACAAAAACCGCCATTATGAGCGACAATGAATATGATATTATTAAAGAATACATGGAAGTCAAATACCCGACGAACGAAGTGTTGACCAATATTGGAGCCAATGTGACGAAAAATAAAGTAGAGTTACCATACAAGATGGCGTCGATGGACAAGATTAAACCGGACACAAACGCGCTTGTAACATGGACACAGAAATACAAAGGACCCTATGTTTTATCATGCAAATTGGACGGTGTAAGCGGACTATACACGACTGAAGGTGGCGTGCCAAAATTATATACACGCGGAAATGGCACCATCGGCCAGGATGTTAGCCATTTGTTGTCGGTGCTTAAATTGCCTCTCGAAAAGAATAGTGTCGTTCGCGGTGAATTGATCATGCCACGCGTCGTGTTCGAAGAAAAGTACAAATCCAAATTCGCGAATCCCCGAAATTTAGTGTCCGGCATTGTAAACAGTAAAACAATCGACGATAAAACGAGCGACCTTCATTTTGTTGCATATGAAGTGATTCGGCCATCGCTACGCCCAAGTGAGCAGTTACAAACGTTGATTGACCTCGGTCACGAGGTAGTGCAACATAAATCCGTAGATGCACTGACAAACGAAAAATTATCCGAATTATTAATGGACTGGAGAACAAATTACGAATACGAGATTGACGGTGTTATTGTTACAGATGATAATATTTATTTGCGCAAAGAGGGTAACCCCGACCATGCATTCGCTTTTAAAATGGTGATATCTGACCAGGTGGCGGAAGCCAAAGTAGTCGATGTAATATGGACACCCAGCAAAAGCGGTTATTTGAAGCCGCGTGTTCGAATTGAACCGGTTCGTCTCGGTGGTGTTACAATCGAATATGCAACTGGATTCAACGGCAAATTTATAGAAAGCAATAAAATCGGCGTGGGTGCAGTAATACAAATCATTCGTAGTGGGGATGTTATTCCTTATATCAAATCGGTGACCGTGCAAGCGGAGATGGCGAAAATGCCGAATGTGCCATATCATTGGACAGAAACAAACGTGGATATTGTGTTGGATAATATGGAAGACGACGAAACTGTTCAGGCAAAGAATATTACTGATTTTTTCACAGGTCTAGAAGTAGATGGACTCGGCGGTGGTAACGTGAAAAAAATAATGAATGCGGGTTACATGACAGTTCCTGTTATTTTGAAAATGACGAAAGACGATTTTGCAAAAGTGGAAGGGTTCAAAACGAAAATGGTAAATAAAATATATGATGGAATCCAGGCACAGGTGGAAAAGGCGTCGCTGGTAACGATAATGGCCTCGTCAAATAAGTTTGGGCGCGGCATTGGCATGCGAAAGATACAGCCGATTATGACTGCCTATCCCAAAATATTAACCAGCCCGGAAACAACGGATCGCAAAATAGAAATGTTGCAAACGATTGACGGGATTGGAAAAGAGAACGCGAAAAGTTTTGCAACCAATATTCCAGTGTTTTTGGAATTTATGAAAGAATGCGGGTTAATGCATAAAATCGCGAACACGGTGGTAGCCGAATCGGTCAGGTCGGCCAACGTGGCCCAGACCCAGCCTCAGGATACCGCAGCAGTAGCAGTTGTTCATGACGAAACACACCCATTATTTGGAAAACACGTGGTTATGACGAAGGTACGAGATGCCGAAATCATCGACTATTTGAAAAAGGTTGGCGGTGTGTTAGATGATAATATGAGCAAAAAGACGTTTGTACTCATTGTAAAGTCGCTTGACGATGTATCAAATAAGACCAAAAAGGCGGTTGCCGAAAAAATTCCCATAATGACGCCGGAAATGTTCAAAAAAGAATACATGAGCAACTAATAATCCGGTTTTGATAAACATTTTTCGAATAAAAATGTTTATGAACAAGCCACAATTTCAATCAATCGACCAATAACGGAGTTACACATACTTTGTGTAATATTCAGGCAGCTTATCGATGTTCATATGTACGTGTTCTTGTACTTCGGTTGACGCGGGAACAATGAACTGTTTGAATATGTTACGAGAAAGTTGACACTCTGGCGTTTGATTATGAACTGTACGTGCAATCATTTTATACAATTTGAAATTGGGATAACGTTCGTCGCCGTTTTGCTTGTACAGTATATTTTTCTTATTGTCGTCCAAACACCAATCGTGAATTAACTGTTGCAAATCATCGTAGAATTTAGGATTATCGTCGTCGTCGATTACAAAATCATACAGCGAACACCCCAATCTACACAAATCAAAACTATAATTGGGGTCCAACCGCGGTTTGCTTACATCCATATACGGTTCACAGTTATATTGCGTTGATGCATCACCCATTGGTGCAAAACTATCGCTGCATAACCGGCGACCGTTATAGTTATAAATGGCCCTGCCAAAATCGATTATTTTGAATATTTTGCCATAAGTCGGCACCTTGTAGATTTTACGATTGTATGTGTAATATAAAAACGATTCGTTAGTGTTGACATACATGATATTATTCGTATGCAGATCATTATGTGTAAATTGGAAAGCGGTTTGATAGCATAAGAGTGTCATTACAATTTGCATGAGTGCGGATGTGCTTTCTTCTTTGCTAAGTGCGTTCTTGCTGAATAGTGAATCTAATGTGCCGTCACATTTTTGTAGTGCGATGCAGTGCACTGGGAAGTTCTTTATGTAAGCATAACATGTATCTGGGTCGGTATATGTATCATCATCATCGTCTTCGCTTTCCTCATCACGATCGTCATCACAATCCTCACAATCATCATCCTCGTCAGTATCCCAAACACTTTCTTCGCTGCTGCTATTGTGGTCACACTCACTCGAATCGTGGCTTGTGTTAGATGAAGTTGTTTGACTACTATTCGAATCATCTGATGAATTAGACGTATTTCGCGAGCTATGTTTACTTTCTATATTTGTGTTTGTGTATACCAATTCGGTCTCCTGATCGGCATTGTTTGCTTGCGATGCATCATCCGGAATAACAGATATAAAATCTTCAATGGTAACAGCAGATATGTTACGTTTAGGCGTTTCCATTACTTGAAGCCGTGGTTTATTGCCATGTGACCCATAATTAAAATATCCATCATTATCCACATGTGACGTCTTGAACAATATCTTGTTGTTTTTATTGAAAAAAGCGGAACATTGTAAATAGTCATAATCATCGGTAATATCCATTTTATATTGTTCCTGAATACCGGTGAACGACCCGTAAAAGTCAACGCCGTGCACGAAATTATGGGTATTCAGGAGCTGGCTGGATAAATAACTAAAGAAACCATCCACATAAGCCATGTTGTTATAATCCTGTATTTTCATATGTACGTTTTCATTCGTCAATGATGGCAAATTGCCGATCGGTTGCTTGCATGATTCATATTTACCAACCATGTATCGAATCGGGTCTAATAGCGGCGAATACTTAATAAATACAGGACGGGAAATAAGCTCTTTCGTGTTTAATCCAACAACGGTATTCATATCAACCAAATGGTTTGCATTGTTTAATGATATGCGATTATAGTTAGATTCGTCCAACTTAAACCACAAATCGTAAATCGGGTTATAATTTTGCACGGATTCAATGCGAAATGGCGAATATTCGGCTTCAATATCTTCCGTCGCAGTAACCTGCCCACTCTTATCTAAAATACTCATTTGAACTGTTTTGTGTTTCGCGTAATGTATTGTGAATTTAGGAATTTCATTTGTCATGATTGTTGTCGAATCTGTATAAGTGGTGAGTACATATTTTTCACATATTCTAAACTAATGTAAATTGTTTGTGAATGATTTATGGTGGCGAGCACGTTTATCCTAAAAATTCATTTTATATCTACTAATGTATACATAAAATATAATGACTTTGGAACTAAAAAAATTCAATATGCGTGAGATTACGTTTAAACCCGATGAAAATAAAGGCCCTGTGGTGGTGTTGATTGGACGACGTGATACTGGTAAGTCATATTTAGTAAGAGACCTGTTATTTTATCACCAAGATATCCCGATTGGCACAGTTATTTCCGGAACAGAAGCAGGTAATGGGTTTTATGCGGCCCATGTACCTAAACTATTTATTCACGAAGAATACAACACGGTTCTCATTGAGAATGTATTGCGGCGACAAAAAACGGTGTTAAAACAAGTAAACAAAGAAATTGAAACATATAAGCGTACAACGATCGACCCGAGAGCTTTTGTTATTTTGGATGATTGTTTATATGATGCATCATGGACTCGCGATAAAATGATGAGACTTTTGTTTATGAATGGGCGTCATTGGAAAGTGATGCTCATTATTACCATGCAATATCCTTTGGGTATCCCCCCGAATCTGCGTACAAACATTGATTATGTGTTTATATTGCGAGAACCGTACTTGACCAACCGCAAACGTATTTGGGAAAATTATGCGAGTATGTTTCCCAGCTTGGAGTCGTTTTGCGCGGTTATGGACCAGTGCACCGAGAACTTCGAATGTTTGGTGATTAACAATAATGCGAAATCGAATAAACTGAATGACCAGATATTTTGGTACAAGGCCGAAAATCATCCAAATTTTCGTCTTGGGTCCAAGGAATTTTGGGAAATATCTAAAAATATGGGGTCAGATGACGAAGATGAGGCATATGACCCAAGTAAATCTAAAAAGAAAAGTGCGCAAACCATTAATGTGAAGAAATCAAAATGGTAAACAAGCGTTGTATTAATCACTGTCATTGTCTGTATTTGAACCGGATGTTGCGATTTCCATATGTATAGCCAAATCATCCTCATGAACCGAGTCCTCGTCTGTACTCGATTCATGGACAATATCACTGACATCGTCACTGTCTGCATTGACATCTTCATCTACATCGCGTAACATACTTAGTGTTTCTGCATCTTCATCATCATCATCGTTATTATTGTTGTTCGCAATATGCGGGTTGACAATGCCGTCGTCATCATCATCATCGTCGTCATCGTCATCGTCGTGATCGTGATCGTCCACATGTGGAATCAACGTACTATGTGGTAACAATGGATAAAATGACATGCCAGATTCCTTTTCTTCATCCTCATTGTCCTCAATAATGGTGGTGTGACAATTATCATAATTCTTTGAAAACGGTAGGGTTACATGTTGTGAATATCGCATATCGTATACATATTCCAGCGGTAGAAATTTTGTTTTTTTAAATCCCATTTTTATGAATTTGCGGCCAAATGTAGGTGATATTTTATGAAACCTATCCAATTGATATCTCAAATTATTCATTGCACTGCCCTTTTCGGTAATGTCCAATGCATATGTAGCAGTGTAAAATAAATGCAAATGCGGCGTCATGGCGCGAAATAATACGTCATTTGGAAAATCCGGGTCAATATATATTTTTTTGGTCGTAGTAATACAGTGGTCATTGTACTGGCGGATCATGGTGTTTATATCCCGCCGCAGAATCATCGTATTATTCGTCTTTATCATCGAATTGATATGCATTTTTCGAATGAGCGCCTCGTTATTATCCCGAAACAGTTTCAAATGAAAATTATACAAGAAATATTGATGAAAAACGGTTGGCAAAGTAAACATACGGTGTTTCATGAAGAAATAAATCGTATACAAATGAGACTTGTCGAATACCAAATTGTTGTATGGGTTCTTAATGGGCAATGGCTCGGAATAAATATACGGCGAATTGGTTAATGCCGTTTCCACAATGTTCGTCAAGTCGCTTTTCGTAAACAAGTATTTTTTCCCAGCATGCAATAATGGCAACACAAAATATTGGCCGGGTTCAATCGGGTTCAACAATAAATCGTGTTTGATTGTATATGTTGCTCGATTCCACTTCCATTTATATGCGAATTTACATAGCGCTTGATAATGTCGCTGAGCATCGCAAAATTTGTGGATGAATTCTGCTTTATAATCGGGGCTGTAAAATGGATTGTTAAGTGTATTTTTAATATATGCATACTTCGTGCTTACATAATTCGCGCGCGCATGAACATAAATCGATATAAATATGGAATATAATACATAAATAATATCACCACACCGATTGACCCCTCGAGGCAGATTGGCTGTAAAATATTGAGCGCTTGTAATATAGTCAAATGTTAAGAATTCGACTGGTTGTTCATTGGTAAGAATATATTTCCTGTATATTATATCGCAAAAAGTTGTCATATGATGTGTTACATTTAATACATCATAATATTTATACCCTTTAACAGTTTATTTTCAATTGTTTAATCGACACTCTCGAGCGAGTCTGTGGGATTGCTGTTCTGTTCCAGCAACAACTCGTTGCGTAGTTTGGTAGATTCGGCATCAGCCACATCGCGCTCTTCGAAGTTCACCGTCTCCTTTACACCGACCAAGTTTCCATCAGCGTCCATTGTTTGAGTGAGCACGTTTCCACTCGCCTTCGCCTTCTCGATATTCTCCATAATCGCCTTCTTCTTTGTTTCGCGAACACGCTCTTCGAATTCCTTCTTCGCCATCTCCTCGTTCTTCATCTTCTCCTTATGCAATGCGTTCAATTCCTCTTCCATGTGTTCTACACGACCCGTCTTGTACGCATCCGGATCCCATGGAATCCACACACCCACCGGACCTACGAAAATATCGTGGTTAGGGTCGTGCTCGCGCAACTTCTTGCACTTCTGTTCGGCCTCTTCTTGAGATGCAAATACACCTCGAACCTTGAGTCCGCGCACCGATGTTTGGAAGGAATGCTCTCGGTTGAACTTCTCGTTCAACGCGTCTTCCTGCTTGTCCATGAAATTCTTGTAATCGTCTTCAATGCCACTTTTCTTTAGCTTTGATGATTCCTCCTTTACGAAATCGTTGAAATCTGCGATAAGTGTCTCCACATTCACGTTGTGTTTGTATGCAACGAAATGAATGAAATCGAAGTAACGCTCCATGGATTTAGAAAATTCCCAGTTCTTGATGAATTGATCGAATAAATACACCTCGCGCTTCTTCAAAATTTTTTCAGGGGAGACAAACGATAGGCATGCAAATTTCTGTCCTGCGATAGCGGCATCTTCATCGCACAAATCTACATATTTAGGATTTGTAGATCCATTTTCCAGGGTTTTCTTCTCGAATGACGACATTATATCTTGTATTCCAACATTATATTTAAGTGTTTTCTACATAACATAATATTTGTATATCGAAATCCGGATATTGGCAGTTTCGTTTCATTTCATTTAGAATGAATTATTTTATTTCAATATAATATATATTCGACATGACCGAAATGTTTGACATGAACGAGCTTTTGAAGCGTGCCATCAAATACTTGATTGAGGGTTTGGCTGTGGCGATTTGCGCCATGTTGATCCCCAAGAAGGCGTTGAGCGTTGAGGAAATCATTGTGATTGCCTTGACCGCCGCCGCCACATTTAGCATTTTGGACGTGTTTATTCCCTCCATGGGTTCCAGCGCCAGAAACGGTGCCGGTATGACACTCGGTAGCACATTGGTGGGTGGTATTCGCATTGCCGCTTAAGCCTTGAATAATTAATATTTTTACATCGCATTATGTAATAATATTACAATATTTGGTTGATTGGTCGGTCGGTCAAATCATACGGTTGGGAAATATTCCCAGTCCAGGTCGTTACACACCTTTTTCCATATCATATCTTGCTCTAATTGCTTCTCGCGGTCCTTCATCATGGGAATATATGGCAAATATTGCGTCTGGTCCAATAACACACACAATTGGTGTAATGTATATGTATAGTTAAAAAAATTGGTCCGGTTAGGCGGACAGTGCACCGCCCATGGTTTTTGTATTTCGATGAAGAGAACACATAACGTCTCGTGCAATTCTTCGTTCATTATGGGGGGTTTAATACCGAACAGCGAATTAATATATTGAATATGTTCGAAATATTTGTTGAAGCCTAGTTTCCGCAACATTTCGCGCATTTTGTCGTAGTTTATGAGAGAAACGTCTTTAATTCGCTCTTTTTTAATACGCGCCTTGATTGCATCAATCACTTCATCGGGTATTTGTGTGGTTTCTTTGGCTTGAAATTGGGATAAGATTTCTTTGAAATGGTTGAGACGAATATAGGCTGTGTAAGATACTTCATTCGGTGGCTCTTTGTTGGTGGGCTTGGAACTATCGACAATATATGTAACGAATTTGCCACACGCGGTGTTGTTGCAAATTAATATGCCTTCTTCGTCTTGGGGGATGAGTTCTCCGCGTTGACATGTTTCACATACGTCGGTCGATACGATAAAGTCTTGGATATTCGCAATCTCATTGGTGACATTTCGCCAATAATGTTGGTAAGATTGCTTGGATTTTGCGTATTTGTCGTTATTGGGGTCAGCAGACGATGATTGCGTCGCCTTGATTTTAAAGAATGAATTGAGAACATTGGAGTTTTGGTTGAGTGTGTTTGAATCGACGGAGATTTGCTTCTTTTGCTCAAAATAATCGAAAATGTGTTTGGAATTATTGAGCAAATACTCCTTCTTCTGTCGAGTCAGGACTTTCACTTCTTGTTGGATAAATTTGATTCGGTCGCGCATGTCCATGTACTCGTCGTATTGGCTTTTTGACAGAGTTTTGATTTTCTCTTTTAGCTCTTCTTTTTCGGCGAGAAGTTTTGGTATGGTTTCTGTCTCTATTTTGTGAAATGTATCTAGGAGTTCGGTATGTTTGATGTCAATTGTATGTAGGCCGGGCATTTTTTGCGGATTGCCCTTCTTTTGATTCGAATTCATGGAGAACTAGTTTAGTATTAGTTATCTATGTGTTTTTATGTTGCTTTTTTTGAATTGGATTATTTGAAGTTTTTGAGGATTTATTTTTTCTGTGACGCTTTTTTGTATATCGTTTTTTTGCGAATCGCCTATGTGTACGCCGCTTCTTGCGTGCATTTTTACCTCCAGATACTGGAAAGGCATTTTCAATGTCTTTTGGCTGCATGTATTGAGCAAATGTCTGTTCTGCATCAGTTATACATGTTGCAAGCTTAGAACATGAATAATCTATAATATTCAGGTTGCATTTGTCATGCTTAACTATATTTTTGATAATATGTGCCAGTTCACTTAATAGTATAATGTCACTTGATGACGATAACAATGGCGGTATTATGGGTTCTTCATCATTATTGAAAATTTTTGCAAATTGGATTAAATCACTTTGTTTTAATAAATTCAGGTTCGGCTGAGTCTTATCATTGGGATAAATTAAATTCAATGTAGCATTATCTAATGTCGGTTTATTTGTTTTTTTATGCACGGAAATAACATAAATACCTATAAAATCTGGTACAATACGTTGCATCATTCTAGCAAAAATTCCGTCTATGCCCATTCCAAGCGCTTTATCAATCTGTATATTATCAAATATTTTGCAACTATTTTCGGTAGATTCTTCACCAAAAAATGATTTTACATAATCCGCATATGCTGGACGTATGCGATCTGCAGCGGTTTGCATGACAGCCATTGTTGATTTATTTAAATCTTGTTGAAACATCTTATTTAGATATTTGAGATGACTGTACCGAATGTCATTATTACCCAACGCAGCTTCGCTAAAATTTCCGGCTAAACTTAATAAATGTACGTTTTTAAAAATATCCTGTTTCTCGTGTGATATATTCAATTCAATTACTTCTCCGTGCATCATAACAACAATCGTAATTATATAAGAGTCATTATTAATGCATGCTGCCATTCTCTAAAATAAGTGTATATTTTATTCTATGCTATCGATTTTATAGTGCAAAACTTTTGTAAAAAATTGAATTGGGCCAGCAATATACACCAAATGCATCAAAAGTAATTAACAATCAGTTATAAATGTCTGGGTGCAATAGTCGTGAAATGATGAACAATAATATGTTGACTCTGTCAGGTGGGAGCTGGGTCTATGCATCCACATATCAGGTATTTACAGCATGCATGTGGGCGTCTATTTTGGGTGGGGTTATTTATGCTGCAAGTTGGGCCAAGAAACGGTTCACTCAGCTGTATCGCGATATTGGCAACCAACAAGAAGAAATCATGGCATACATGAGCGTGAAAATAGATAATTTCATGGACAAATATAATGATGTTCTCAATAAACTCGAAGACGAGTGTCTAGAACTACGTGGACATGTGGTCGAACTCGAAAAACGGGTTGCCTATTTGCAGGCCATTGTGCCGACTGAAATCACGATGAAACGCGTCCGGGAAGATGCGAATGCCAATTATGCGAATTTGGGTCAGCGTATTAGCAGTCTACAGAGCCAACATATTCGGGATTTGCACGAACTGAATGACATTCATCAGGCGAAGCACGACGAATTGGCTGCAACATTATCCGCGTTAACTACGCGATTAGATTCTCTAAAAGAAGGCCGTGAATTAAATAACACCAAACTGAACACCCGGCTCGACGACCTAATTAGAGACTATGTATATTTTATCCAATGTGTTAAGCAAGATTACGCGCGTGAGTCTAGGTGTGATGAATTGAGTGCAACCATATCGAATCTAACCGCACGATTTGATTCCCATCTAGAAAACTATTTATTAACTGCTCGATATGTTCAGGAAGACGACGAATATAAGCAAGTTCTAATTGGGTACAGACGCAGTAGCGACGGGCACTACGAAGACCCGATATTTTGTCCAAGATACACACTCGATTTTGATAAATATCTGGGAAATCGTGCAATTCTTATACTAGATAGTCTCGCCCAACTACCGATGCACAAACCATTCATATTTGCGGATTACTATTTCAATAACCGAACTGATGGTGGTAGAAAAACAGTATCGTTCTTTATTGACCTTAACACAACCATGATTGCAGACGCGATTGAACATTATCAGGATGATGTTGCACGCATACCATGGATAACCGAACATTACAACAACGCTTACAAAAAGGTACAAGAATATTGCGAAAAGATTGGTGTAAAATGTTTATAAAAATATTTAACCGAATTCATCAAAAATAGAGAGAGAGCGGCGACAAAATAAAAAACGTGTACCTAATGTTATATGTTTTTTCTTTATTTGTAAGTATGTCCAAAATAACATGGCAAATGTGTATTATGCGTAAAATGAGAAATAATAATATTTTAACGAAATATATACATGTCTATAGATCCAAGTAAAGTGGAGTCAGTAAACATCAATGTGGTAGATGTTCCCAAATATATTCCCACATTTGTTAATATTGGATATAGTAAAATACCAAATGCTGGGCTGGGTATATTCGCGAATACACGGATAAATAAGGGAACATTTCTTGGAAATTATATGGGCAAAATATACGATGATGCGACCAATGTACCTAAGTCTGATTACATATTTACTAGCAGGAGCCGAACAAAAACGTTTTCAATAGATGGGACGAATTGTGAAACGTCAAATTACACACGTTTCATAAATTGTGCTGCAATTGGTAATGAGAATGTTGTGGCGGTTCGACATATAGATGCAACTGGTGGTAGCGTATACGTCACAAACGATGGAAAACGAATAGATATTGACGGATATATATTTTTTTTTGCAGCGCGAGACATTGAGCCTGGCGAGGAATTATTGTATGATTATGGAGTTAGTTATCGTAACAAATTAGGTCTGTAATTGCTGTTTATACAAGCGAAGAATTAAAACGGCATGCTGATCGGTACGTAAGAGCGGCATTTTACACCCGTTAGTGGTATCAGGTGATTGAAAATTTAAAATATCCAATTTTAAATCTTCAAATGTGCAAAATCATATTTATCGATTTTGTGTGTTTTTGCGCGTTTGTTTATGTTTGATGTAGGAAACACGCTTTGTTCTATTTTTTGAATGGGATTTATTTAATCGGCTGCCACCTCGCCTGGGGGGGCTGTTTTCGACTACCGGTGTAGACCTTGCCGCCGGTGCCTGAAACGTTTTGTTAGATGGGGATTCAGACGGATTAATTTGGCTTAATTTATTATCGTCTTCTTCTTGTGAAGCTTGAGAGTTTTCTCCTACGAAATTAGCTCCAGTTTCATTTGATCTAGACCATTTAAGTTGTGCATCGCCACTGTCTGCTGCATCATCAATGTCTTTTGCCATATCTTCGTGTGACACGCCTATGACGTCGCTATCGGCAGCATATTCCGGTTTTAGCAATTCTTCTGCTACGGTACGAAGTCGTTTAACTCCTGATTTTGCATTGTCGACTTCTGAATCGTCAGGTTTACCGGTTTTTATAGGTGTAACTTCCATTGTTGGTGGGTTGGATACTTGTCGAAAGATTGACACATTTGCAGGTGTATCTTCATTTGATTTTGTAGTAGCGGTTCCTCTTGGCTGTGTAAGGGGGGCATATACTGAACCAGCTTCAGGATCGGTTACTGTTCGCCCGGGAATTTGCATCGGCGAATCGCCCGGTTTACCGGTTTTTATAGGTGTAACTTCCATTGTTTCTTTAGTAGTGGTTGGTGGTGTACTGGGTGCAGTTGGAGGAAATACAAATGTGGATTTTTCACCAGCACGTTCAGTTGAACTTGATGCAACCTCACCTGGTTCTATATCGGGTATTGGTTCAAGCACCTCGTTCATCGATTTTGATAAATTGATCATTAACTCTTCAAATGTTTCAGTGTCACTTTGATATTGCTCGAATAATCGTTGACCATAGATAGTACTAATGTAATCTACCATGACATTACGATACTTTAGCATTCGGGCTTCAAACGTGACGTCATCTTCATCTTCATATTCATCTTCATATTCATCTTCATTATCCAGTAAATTATTCCAATGTACAATATAAGAATATTCATCATGATTATCAAAGGGCCCTCCGCCTGTTTTTCTTGGCGGTCGTCGTGGTGGTGGTGGTAGTTTACTCCCTAATTGCGCACTTTGCGATGATTTAACTACCTTGCCTTGTTTCTTTCCAGTGGCCGATGCCTTTCCCGGTCCAGGCTTAGCTTTATTGGCTCTCTTTTCCAGCGGCCCTGTAATAATATTTAAATGTCCAGTAATTGCTACTATAATTTTACTCACATTGAATGACATCTTGATATGTTTTGTCGATGCCGTCGCCTTATTCATATTGTCATTCGCAACCTTACACCACGTTTCGGTGCCGGCCTCAATATATCCCTTCACTACGAGTCGGTGTGCTATTTTTTCGTCGGGGGTCATGCCATTATATTTGTCACTAAGTGCGTTGCGAATAGGATTGTATTCAGATGCATGCTGGTCTACCCCGTTCATAGGAAATATAGCATCAACTATAGCATTAACACCACTGTCGTCAACTTGCCAACCGTCAGTTGCATTCAATTTAACCCCTATAAAATTTGATTTCCGTCTATTACATTCAACACATGCAACGTAATATGATGCCCAATAAACGTTTGCAAATCCACCAGATGTCAACATGCCTGCGATATATGATGCCATAATTGCAGAAACATGCTCGCAATCACCACATGGCGTTGTGCCCGATTCATATGCGCCCGGTGCGCCGGGAGCTTTAATATGTGTTGTGGTGGAGATGCCAGTATAAGACATCACGTCTGTATTACATATCCAACATTTACCACAGTATACCGCTGATACGATATTAAATGGTACAGGTTTTTGTCTCATTTTGCCAGCATTTGCATCAAATAATAACATGTTAGTTTTAGATATCCATTCTTTAACTTCTGGGTGGTCTCCTGTCGCTTTGAGAAAATCGTTACGTGTTACATTACCTATTTCAGTTTGCGTTTTATAATGGCTTATTCTATCGTCAACTACCGGCAGTATATTGTAAACGGCGCGAGCTTTTATTGCTTTTGCACACTCAGCCTCTGGTGTAGACTGTGCGATTGCAGAACGTGCCGCACTTGGATCTACTCCATAAATGTCATTTAAATATTTGTTTGCAGCTTCAGTAACCTCGCCTTGAAACTGATCGGCACTTATTGTGGCTGTTTTATTGGATAATAAATCTTTTAATTTGTTCGCAAGCCGCCCTACAAATGATGGATTTAGTTTTTTTACCATAGGTTAAGTGTTAATTATAACATATATGCACAAATAAAAAACTCGTATCCTCCTATAAAACACTATCTAAACCTGATATATAACTCCACCACGAAATCAATCCATGTCATCTCCTAAAACGATTGGTCTACCCAATCATATGCAATTGTCCAAACCTGCCTTTCAAAAGATGTTGTTTATCGCCAATGCATTGGAGCAGGGCTGGACTGTACGCAAATCCCAGGACTCCTACATTTTCACTAAAAAGCATGAGAACCGGCAAGAGATTTTTCAAGAGAATTATTTAGAAACATTTGTGGCATCGAATCTGTCGGTGGATTATGTGTTAAATAGTCCAGCATAATGACATGGTCAATGGTCCGTCTATGTGTATGTACAAATACGGATCGCCATATCCATTTTAGACATTTTGAAATTCAGTATTTGTAAACACAAATATACTGGTTGTGAATTATTATCTTTGCATAATATGAATACGCAGATGGTTTTATTGAGACCCATTAAAAACATATTGGATCTCGGGGATTTCGTCATGTGAATCATTTATTTAGGGGTGTTTCCAAAAATAAAAAGGATTGCTTTTTATTTTTTATTTTAATTAATTCATTTCTTCCAAAATTATTTTCTTTGGATACAATATAATCCATAAAATATGGCTGGTGGTTTGATGCAACTCGTCGCCTATGGCGCCCAAGATGTGTTCCTTACCGGAACCCCCGAGATTACTTTCTGGAAGGTGTCTTACAGACGCCATACCAACTTCGCCATGGAGTCTATTGAGCAGACTTTCTCTGGCCAGGCCGATTTCGGCCGCCGTGTGACCTGCACAATCAGCCGCAACGGTGATTTGGCTTACCGCACCTACCTCCAGGTGACTCTTCCCGAGATCAACCAGGACTTGAAGAACACCAGTGGAGGAGGAGGAGTGTATGCCCGTTGGTTAGACTTCGTTGGTGAGCAGTTGGTTGCCCAGGTTGAGGTTGAGATTGGAGGTCAACGCATTGACCGCCAGTACGGTGACTGGATGCACATCTGGAACCAGCTTACCCTCTCCAAGGAGCAACAGGCTGGTTACTACAAGATGATCGGTAACACCACCCAACTTACATACATCACTGACCCCGCCTTCGCCGCCGTGTCTGGTCCCTGCGCTGCCGGAGGACCCGCCCAGGTGTGCGCTCCCCGCAACGCCCTCCCTGAGACCACCCTTTACGTGCCTCTTCTTTTCTGGTTTTGCCGCAACCCCGGACTTGCCCTTCCCTTGATTGCCCTTCAGTACCACGAGGTGAAGATCAACATTGATTTCCGCCCCATTGGTGAGTGCTTGTGGGCCGTGTCTGCCTTGACTGGTGGCAAGTCTGTGTCTGCTGCTTACCAGCAATCCCTTGTGGCTGCTTCTCTCTATGTCGACTATATCTTCCTCGACACTGATGAGCGCCGCAAGATGGCCCAGAACCCCCATGAGTACTTGATTGAGCAGCTCCAGTTCACTGGTGACGAGTCTGTCGGTTCTTCTTCCAACAAGATCAAGCTCAACTTCAACCACCCCTGCAAGGAGTTGGTGTGGGTTGTTCAGCCTGATGCCAACGTCGACTACTGCTCTTCCCTCGAGAATACTTCTCTCTTGTACAAGACTCTTGGTGCCCAGCCCTTCAACTACACTGATGCCATTGATGCCCTCCCCAACGCCGTCCATGCCTTCGGTGGTAATGCCTCCGTGTCTGGTGCAGGTGAGTTCATCACTTCTGCTGGTCTTTTCCAGATGGCTGGTGCTGCCGACAATGATGAGGCCGCTATTGGCGCTCAGCTCGGCTCATCTGGCCTTGGATCCGTGTTGTCTGATGCCGGTACCTTCGTGTTGGCTGAGTCTGCCCTTGACATGCACTGCTGGGGTGAGAACCCTGTGGTCACTGCCAAGCTCCAGCTTAACGGTCAGGACCGCTTCTCCGAGCGTGAGGGTTCGTACTTCGACGTTGTGCAGCCCTTCCAGCACCACACCCGTGCCCCTGACTGCGGTATCAACGTGTACTCTTTCGCCCTTCGCCCTGAGGAGCACCAACCCAGCGGATCTTGCAACTTCTCCAGAATCGACAACGCGGTTCTTCAGTTGGTGCTCTCCTCCGGAACTGTGTCTGGCGTCAACACTGCTAAGGTCCGTGTGTACGCTGTTAACTATAACGTTCTCCGCGTGATGTCCGGTATGGCTGGTGTGGCTTACAGTAATTGATCGAATGGTGTGACCTTCATCATTTGCGTGACCTTCAAACTAATAAAACGGGTTTTGCCCACAAAAACAAAATAAAAAAATTATAATGTAAACTATTAATTTATAAAAAAATTATAAATTAATGCATAACAATAACATATTATATCTCCGTCTTTTTATTTTTTCTATATTTTGCCAATTCTTCCGCTTTCTGACGATTATATTCGTCGTTACCGTATTTTTCTTTTAGACGTAAACGCTGGTTTGCCTTGCGAATGCGCGCAGCCTCACGTTTTTCTTCATCTGTCTTTTTATTTGTATTTGTTACCATATCTTTATTGTTTGTTTGCATTATTTCGTTGTTTGCATCATGATTTGCAATACCATTTTCTACTGATTCAACCGTCATTTGATTAACTATCCGGTTAGTTTTGACTGTGTTTTCATGTACAATTTTAAACGAATAGATATCAATAAATTTGTTAAAGATGTCATCGAGAACATAATTGCGTTTGATATGATTACACCCAAAACAACAGGACTTTACATTGTCTAACGTATAACCTTTGTTATTATCTATTCTGTCTATGCCGTTCAGGTGTTGCGAATTAGATTGTTTTCCACAGAGATAACACGGATGTAATTTAAGTGCGTCAAATTCAGCTGGTGACAATGCAAACTCTATGTTCTTTTTAGACGCACGAATTGTGTAGCGATTATAAGAACAAGAATTATAATCCGGAAACATTTCTGGAAATAACCGTCCATTGATTCGTCCGTTATATGTCAAAATATGTTCTACTCGACCGAGAAATGCATCTACCGACAATGACGATTTCATGTAGTTACACATTTGGCAACAACTTACACAATTATCTGCGACATAACCAATTTCTGAGTTCATTCGGTCAATGCCATTAAACCCACGTTCTTGTATAATGCCGCAATAGTAACAGGGTGCTTTTATAATTTCATCAAACACATCTTGCGATAGACCAAATACAAGGTTTTTATCGTTTGCCGACCGAATGTAATTAGAATAATGAATTGTTATATTTTCGAGTCTGTTCTGGTTGCTAATGGCAACTTTTTCAGGGTTATTGTCTCGCCATTGCTTTGCATTTTCCGCATTTTTATTCAAATATTGGTCTACGTCGGCTTCTATTTGGCGCTGTCTATAATTCATGCTCTTCAATGCGACTTTTTCGTAGTTGTTTTCATTCCATTGTTGCTTTACTGCTTTTCGTTCCGGCTTCTGCTCGGCTATACGCGCCAGTTCATTGCGGTGTTCTTTGTCACGTTTCATATCTTGTAGACGATTTGATTCTCTGCACGATGCGCACGTTTTCGTTTGTACGTCATTATGCCCTATAAATTGTTCTTCGTCCAATGTTTTACAACACGTGGTGCAAACCTGCTTATTCGGTTCTGGTGCAGTCGTTTTTTGGGCATATCCACGCCTCGCACGGTCTTTTTCGCGCTCAATTACCAAACATTCTTCGCATGTAGACTTGGGATACTCTGCGTCCAATTGTGCACGGCAACCGCGTACGTACTGCTTGCATAATTTTTTGCCTAATGCGGCAGTTTCGTCGACGAAAACACATAATTGATGTTTCATGCAATACGTGTTCTCAATCGACCGTTTGGATTTACAATTGTCACTAGCACATAATATCACCGCTTCTTTTGCTGTTATCTTTGACTGTTTACCGCGTTCTTTGCAATTTGAACATGTCTTAATTCCATCTGGCAAATAATGCGATTTCTTACAGCCGGAACAAATCGACTGGTTTGCTATCATTTCGTCCGTATAGTCACACATATATGCGTGATTTTTACAAAACCGAGAGTCGTTTATTGCATTACATCTGCAACCATGGCGATTTCTATCAATTGCGAGGCAATTCGACATTTTATGTAGACAATTTTCTAATGTTTATTTAATTCAATTTTTTGAAAATTAGCGATATATTATTGCTTATTGGTTTCTAAAGCACACGTCAATGAATTTTGTTTTAATAATCGATTACGCAAAGCAGCCTTTGTTATAACAAAAGCAATGGCCATTTTTGAAAAGAAATTTGATTTAAATAAGAATTATACAATTATTGCTCTGCCAACTTGCAAACCAATATCATGAAACGTCTTGTGGTAACATTAATGTAGTATTTATACTAAATGCTGAAACATTTACATAACGCACATATACCCCTCTTATAATAATTAATAAAATTGAATTTAATAATTATATTGAAATCTTTCTCATAATATGAATGAATTCAGCAGAAATTTAGATGAGTTGTTATATTTATCATTAAATAAAGATAACATTGCAAGACATTTGAAAAAGAATTATAGGGAAAATGTTCATTACATTATTGAAAAATCGAATTTAAATAATCAAGACAAAACAGAAAAAATAGGAAAAAGAGGAGGACATAATAAAATAATATACATGCTTACAGAAGAGGCGTTTGAATTATTAAAGAATTCATATAATTTGAGGAATAGATATATTGTAAATATTAGTGATAATGTAAAATGCATAAATAATATCGGAATGTGCATTGAAAACCAAACCATAGGATTTATAGAAAATGCATATAGCGGCATTTTAAATTTAAAACGACAATATACATTGGGCAAATACAGAGTTGATTTATATTTCATAGATTATAAATTAGTAATTGAGTGCGATGAAAACAATCATGACGATAGAGACCCAATACAAGAAAAAAATAGAGAGGATTATATCACTTCTCATGGAAATACAATAATAAGATTTAACCCAAATGAAAGCGATTTTGATTTATCAAATGTGTTGAGAGAGATAAATGCTACATTATTTTCAAGTAAATTATAAACAAAAGGTATTATTTTAAATGCGTCCATAGTATGGACAGCATCTTTTTTGCTTTAATAATTAAAAACCAAATGGTCCCATTAAATAATTGATATGCATTTTATTACACCTTTTCTCAATTAGAACGCCGATATTTATCAGGAAGTTCTGGTCGTGTAATCAATATATACTTTTTATCTATGTAAATATTTGTAAGTATATATGTAAATGTGTTACTTAATATTAGCCCTGCTTTAAAATATGCTTTATGCATTACAATTATTATTAATATGTATTTAAGTTATTTTATATAGAAATATGGGCGTTCTAATTGAGAAAAGGTGTAAAAAACTTACGCACACACATATATCCCGATAAATTACATAAAATATATGTCATAATAACATAAAATGGAGAACAATATACCTGTCGATTTCCATCTGGATAATTGGCAAGATGCACCGTTAAATCGATGGGCATTTCAGCATGTCTCCAATTTTTTAACGACACACGAAATATGTGCAAAAGAGAACCACCATCGACCCACGACCATCGAACAAAATGTGTCTTCATTAGAACATATGGACATCATTGTTGACGGGAGCATAAATAAGTTCACCCAAATCCTCGAAAATACATACACAGACAGTATATTCGTATTGCGAAAAGGAAATGTTCTCTATGAAAGATATTTTAATGGTATGAAACCAGATACAAAACATTTGTTGCAATCAGTTTCCAAGTCCATATTGGGTGTTTTATATGCCATAATGATAAATAAGGGCGTCATCGACCCGGAACAAAAAATGGGACACTATTTGCCAGAACTAAACACATGTGTGTTCGGCAGCGCCACGATTGCCCAAGCACTGGACATGCAAGTCGCGCTCAAATTTGCGGAAGACTACGTGTCTCCACACTCGGAAATGAATCAGCTGGACCGCGCATGTGGATGGAAGACAAATCCCACAAGAGAACACCCCACACTCGGATCCTTTTTGTTGTCACTGAAGCCCGCGGAAAATGGTTCCGGATTCCAATATTGTTCTGCTACAACAGACGTATTAGCATGGCTCATTTCTCATGTGACCGGAATGACATATGCCAAGTTATTGGAAAAAGAGTTATGGATACCCATGGGAGCCCAACACAACGCAAATATCACAGTGGATTCCGCAGGAATGGCGGTTGGAAATGGCGGTATATCGTGCACTACTCTGGATATGGCCATATTTGGACAACTCATTATTAATGGAGGCAAAACGCCCACTGGCGAGCAACTCATTCCACCATCATGGATTGCGGAAACGTACAGCACAAAACCCTATAAAAACCAGTGGTGGGTCAACCAACATTCCACACATCCAGACATCAACGAAATTCATGCACGAGGAATATACGGACAATATTTGTGGATAGATAAGGAAACGGAAACAGTGATTGCCAAGTTCTCAACCGACCCTGTAGCAAGGAACACATCCAAATTCGGCATGCATATGGCATTGTTTCGGGCAATAAGCAAATGGTCCAGCGACGGGCATTGACAAACACTTCGGTTAGTTGTTTATTTACATATTTTTATTGATTCAAATTTTGAAAATGGAGAACCTGTATAACAATAATAAAAATACATATATATTCCCGGAAAATACACATAAAACGACGCGTGAATATATGCTATACATATATTCCCGGAAAATACACATAAAACGACGCGTGAATATATGCTATACATATATTCCCGCAAAAACCATGTCAATAGAAGGTCCAAAATTATATTATATTACGGTTGCAACGAAGCCCCATCATGTTCTCAATAAAATCATAGAACAAGTCCAAAAACAGAACGAACAAATATTTGTATTAGGATTACAAGAGAACAGGGCAATAGGTTGGGAAGGAACCGCCAATTTCGGCGTGAAATTGCGAGAAACACGCGATTTTCTGTTTCAATCGCAAATTCGACCCCAGGATATCGTTTTATTTACAGATGCATATGATGTAGTCTATTGTGGTTCTCAAAATGAAATAGGAAAACGTTTTTTAGAAATGGATAAACCAATTGTGTTTGGGTGTGAGTCCCAGTGTCACCCGGACGCAAACGTGGCCGAGGACTATACAAATCGACATTTGGAATTCCCCTTTTTAAATAGTGGTATGTTTATTGGATATGCATGGGCACTTCGGCATTGTTTGGCCGAATATGAATACAACGATGCACATGATGATCAGCGGCTTTGGACACAGCAATATTTCAAACAGCCGGGGTTATTTGGGTTGGATTATGAGAACCGACTATTTTTGAATACAGAAGATATGGAATGGGACAAATTAGTGTGGAAAAACCAGACGGCTATATACAAAAACAGAAACCCCATGTTTGTGCATGTAAATGGACCCGATAAGACGAAAATCAACCACTTTGCATGATGTGGGTGACCGACGTCAATATATAATATATGAAAATAAGATAAACATATTCTTTTAATTAGTGTATATAAAGACAACCACATTATATAATGTTTGCAACTCATTCTACTACTGATAATACAACTGTGAAAAATGAAATATTGGACACGGACCAGGGCCAGGACCAGACTGACCCCGCACAGCCTGAGCCGTCAACCGACAATATTGATAAAATGCTTGACAGAGAGCGCCAGCGAAATACACGCGATAATTGGATAAAATTGGACAAAACCGCGAAAATCCAAAAACTCCATGTATTTGCGGAAACATACGGCAAGGAACATGCGATGCCATCGAAAGACATTAAACTATTAAAGAATTTCTTCAACAGTTGTTTGGACAAGAACAAATTATCAAAAAGCAAAGACGTTGTGTATAATAAGGACGAAATGAAAATCGTATCCATTCCTGCGCTGCATTTCAATCAGCTTTCTCACAACTTTACCCTTAAAATTATGGATACAAAGCGGGTGTCCACACTGAAATCGCTTACACCAAAACGCAGTACGCCCAATGCCGACACGACAATCGATGCAAACGATAATGATGATTAATCCATTACATAGTCCATGTTAATATATATTTGCAACAGTGTAAATATTTATTCGTACAATGATATAGATATAATTCTGTAATATATATAGATACGATACAGAATGTCAAATACAGATTCGGAGTTTTTTCCAGAATCCGACACCACGTCCACTGCGTCGGGCAGAGATACGTTTAGTGACGATGACGATGACGACGAGTCATGTGACTCGAGTGTGCAAACGATTAGTCTGGAGGATTACGCAGAGCTAACTATAACGGCATATGAAATACTCGACGATTATGTGTGCTTAAACGTACGGTCAATGTCATCCCCCCATTTTTACACAAATATGATTGAACATACGACGGACTTGTTATATACGGATGTTTATTGTTCATTCTCATCCGACACACACAGAGACGAATACGACCAGAACCTACGAGACGAACTACGCGAATTTGTCGAGAAAACGACCGAAGTATGGATGGATATGTCATCTATACCCAGGCGGTCATTTGTGCAGCGCCCCGAAGAGATTCCCGAACGAACCCCCACCGAAACAGTTATTATGATTGCTCGAATGCTGGCACTACAAGCGATCCCTCAACCACAACAAAAATCACGCGAATGGTATGATTATCGGTACAATTTTATTACGGCGAGTAATTTATGGAAAGTATTCGGGTCGCCAGCGCAAGTAAACAGTTTAATATACGAAAAATGCAAACCGATCGATTTGGACCTACAAGAATCGCGTAATGCCTGCACGGAAGGACCGCTGCATTGGGGTGTAAAATACGAACCGGTCACAGTTCAAATTTATGAACACATGTATGATACAATGGTCGGCGATTTTGGTTGTATTCCGCACCCCAAATATCCGTTTATCGGCGCTTCTCCCGACGGTATTAATATCGACCCCAAAAACAAACGTTATGGACGCATGTTAGAAATTAAAAATATTGTCAACCGCGAAATCACTGGTATTCCCAAGGAGGAATATTGGATACAAACACAAATACAAATGGAAACGTGCGGCTTAGACGAATGCGATTTCGTAGAAACCCGTTTCAAAGAATACGAAACTGAAGACGCGTTTTATAGCGACAATAAACGTGAATATCGCGGCGTTATATTACAATTTATTGTACGTCCGCCCACAGTTATCACAGAACAAACTCAATTATCCAATAAACCTTATTATGTGTATATGCCACTGACAAATGCACTCGACCGGGCGTCAATTCAGGCATGGACCGATGAACAACGCGGCATCATGGCTCGCGATAATAAGGTGTTGTTTTCTCAAAAGTACTGGTATTTGGACGAAATTTCATGTGTAGTTATCCCGCGAAATGGTCCATGGTTTTCGCGTGTAGTCCCATACATTCAATATATATGGAATATAATTCTAAAAGAGCGGGTTACGGGTTACGAACACCGCGCAAGTAAAAAACGGGCATCAAAAGACCGGTCTATGTCTCTGGTAAGCGATGACGGAGATGTTGTTGGACAGAAGACGGACGCGCCCGTATGTTTGATTCGACTGGATCAACACGGGAATGTACGTTAGCCGAAACATGCAGCAACATACACATATAAATATATAAACTTATGTCAAAAATATTCAATAACTTTTGACATAAACATAGGAAAAAACAATATAGACATTTTTGGAGTGTTATATGTATATAACAGACGGACCAGATGGACTCACTTATTCAAACAACCGATAACAATCGCGCTGCCGACGATGACGCCGAAATGTATGTTACAAAACGCAGTGGAACGCAGGAGATTGTTTCATTCGATAAAATTTTAAGCAGAATCAAGAAACTCGGTCAAGAAGCCAACATCAAATTAAATTACACGACCCTTGTAATGAAGGTCATTGACCAGTTGTATTCGGGAATTTCTACGACCAAAATCGACGAATTGTCCGCGGAACAATGCGCGTCCATGTCCAGCATTCACCCGGATTATAATACATTGGCAGGACGAATTATTGTATCAAATCACCACAAAAATACGGAAGAATCGTTTTCGAAAGTCATGCAGAAGTTGGCAAACTATCGCGACAAACACAACAAATCGAGCCCATTGGTAACCGCCGAATTTATGGAAACTGTACATGCCAACTCTGTCGAACTGAATGCCATGTGTGATTATGAACGCGATTATTTGATTGAATATTTCGGGTTTAAAACATTGGAACGGGCGTATTTGATGCAAGTGAATCGTGTGATTGTGGAACGCCCGCAGCATATGTGGCTGCGTGTTGCGATTGGTATCCACGGAAATGACCTGGCTCGTGTGCGAGAAACATACGATTTGATGTCGCAGAAAATGTTTACACATGCCACCCCGACGCTATTCAATGCGGGAACGCCACACCCACAACTATCATCGTGTTATTTGTTGGCCATGGAGAACGATAGCATTGACGGGATTTACAACACACTCCGTGACTGCGCGCTGATTTCGAAGTGGGCCGGCGGAATTGGATTGCATATCCACAATGTTCGTGCATCGGGTAGTCATATTCGCGGAACGAATGGCTCGTCGAATGGTATAGTACCGATGTTAAAAGTTTTTAATAACACTGCAAAATACGTTGACCAAGGTGGTGGTAAGAGAAATGGAAGCTTTTCTATTTATTTGGAACCCTGGCATGCAGACATCGAAAATTTTTTGCAAATGAGAAAAAATCACGGAGACGAGGAAATGAAGGCGCGCGATCTCTTTTATGCGCTCTGGATTCCAGACCTGTTTATGCAGCGCGTGAAAACCGACGGAAAATGGACGTTGATGTGCCCCGACGAATGCCCTGGAATGGCAGACGTTCACAGCGATGAATTTGTGAAGTTGTACGAATCCTACGAGGCGGCGGGTCGTGGGCGAAAAACGATGAAGGCGCGCGACCTCTGGTTCCAGGTATTGGACGCACAGATGGAAACCGGTACGCCATATTTGTGTTATAAAGACGCCGCCAACCGCAAATCCAATCAACAAAATCTGGGAACCATCAAATCGTCGAATTTGTGTGTAGCACCCGAAACAGTTATTTTGACGGATAATGGGCCCATCGAAATCCAGAGATTGTGCGACCAACGTGTTTGCGTTTGGAATGGCGTAGAATTCAGTGAAGTAACTGTTTACCAAACCGGCGAAAATCAGGATTTGATCACGGTCGAAACCGACGACGGTGCCATTTTGCGATGCACGCCATATCATCGGTTTTTCATACATAGCGACGATGGCACCCACATTGACGTCCGCGAAGCAAGCACACTAAGCCCTGGCGATTTGTTGATGCAATGTGATTTTCCAGTTATTCCTGACTGCATTATCGAATTCGCCAAGTTTTACGATAAGGCGTATATATTATCTGTCGATGGTAACACACACGTATATGCGGATAATTACGAGGTGGCTCTTCGCCAAAAGTGCGTTTTACAAGGTTGCGGAATCAATGTGGAAATTGTACATGGTGGCGGTGGTCATTTGCAGGGTGTGTATTTGAACCTGACCAGCGAAGACATGCATCATTTGAATAAACACGGGTTTTCTCCACGTGAATGGATCGCCGAAGCCGACCCCAACACAATCCTGGACCAAAAACGCCCACCGAGACAAGTACGCGTGAAATCCGTTGTGAATTTTTTGCGCAAAGACGACACATTTTGTTTCACAGAGCACAAGCGAAATGCGGGCGTTTTCAATGGTATGTTGACATCACAATGTAGCGAAATCATCGAATACTCGGACGAACACGAAACCGCGGTATGCAACCTGGCGAGTATTGCATTGCCGTCATTCGTGAAAGTGGATTCCACAACAAAAATCGCGGAATTCGATTATGAAAAGTTGCATGAAGTGGCGAAAGTGGTGACCTTCAATTTGAATCGCATCATCGACGTGAATTTCTATCCAACCGAAAAGACCCGACGCAGTAATTTGCGTCATCGCCCAATCGGCATTGGTGTGCAAGGTCTGGCCGATGTATTTATGATGTTGGACCTGCCTTTTTCAGCCGACAAATCCAAACAAATCAATCGTGATATCTTCGAGACGATTTATCACGCGGCTTTAGAGCAGAGTTGCGAAATTGCCGAGGCGCGATTTAAGTTGTTGGAACCATTGGCCATCGACGATGACTTCAGTGACCGATTGCATATAGATGACCAGATTGAATTGAAACGTCATACAAATGCATACGAAACCCCGTTGCTACATACTGCGTTTCGAGGTGCATATTCCAGTTTTGTGGGCTCTCCCGCATCGCGTGGAGAATTGCAGTTCGATATGTGGGGAGTGATTCCGGGTGACCGCTACGACTGGGCAACACTGAAAACCCGAATCAGGGCACATGGAATCCGCAATTCGTTGTTGTTGGCCCCGATGCCCACTGCATCCACGTCGCAGATTCTGGGTTTCAATGAATGTATTGAGCCGATAACGAGCAATATTTACAACCGGCGCACAATTGCTGGCGAATTCATTTTAGCAAACAAATATTTGATGCAGGACCTGTTGAAATTGGACATGTGGACCGAGAAAATGAAGAACAATATTATTGCGAACAACGGGTCCATTCAGCATTTAGAACAAATACCTGTAGAAATCCGCGAAAAGTACCGGACGGTGTGGGAAATACCAATGCGTCAATTGATAGATATGGCAGCGGACAGAGGGGCGTTTGTTTGCCAGAGCCAGAGTTTGAATTTGTGGTTGGAAGACCCGAATTATTCGAATTTGACGTCAATGCATTTTTATTCTTGGTCGAAAGGACTGAAGACGGGAATATATTATTTAAGGCGAAGGGCGCGACATCAGGCACAACAATTCACGATTGAACCGGAGAAAAAAGATTTAGGTGGGAAAATGGAAGAAGAAACGGAAGACGAAATATGCGAAATGTGTTCTGCTTAATTTCTGGGTATATGTTATATTAAAAATGGCTTCTTTTTTTGGTATGGCTAACCCCATAGATGATATTAAAGGTGCAATTACAGATACAACAGTTAGACTCACTGAATATATTAGCGGTCTTGAAAAAAAAGATATTGACAACATATTTAATAACACTAACAAAACACCTGCTGGTCATATAGAGTTTTTCACTGGTGAGGAATGGCTTACGTTGGATGCCCCGCATAAGAGACGTGCATATGCGGCAAGCACTCTTATTATAGCGAGATACAGCACATGTGATATCGAGGAAGTAAAATCTTATTTAAAAAGTTTTGATGAAGCACATAAAACGTATATAGGTAAAGACAGTCTGGACTATCTAATAAAAGAGCTGGAACAGATGAAATTGAACGGCGGTGGACGTAAAAAACAAACCGGTGGTGGCTTTGCTGAAATTGCACAACTACTCGCAGGACTGGATGTTATTGTATTGAAAATGATAAACCAGAGAGGAATGGATGTAGAAATAATTGATACAACAATTAATGGAACAATTATGTTATTAGATAAAGCTGCTATGGTTATATCCAATTTGCCCGCATGTATGAAGAGTTTGTTGGGTGATACATTGTATAGACTTATGCACCGTCTTGCAACAAGTATCATTGGATACAAAATCACAGCGTTTACCTGGGAACATAAGAAGGCTTTAATAAGCATATTAGGGAAAATATTATCATATGCTCCAGCGGTCGCAAGCGGTACGATAGCATTAATCATCGGGTTTGTTGCTACTAAAGTTATGGAGAGTGCAGCAGCGACTGCTACTGCAGTTGAATATGAAGCTAATCTTAAGGCTGCATTGAATACACTTGATGCAGCAACGGTTACTGACATAGTTAACATTGGTGTTATTATAACGAAACAATCGGTTGATTTAACTAAGAAATTTTTTGACCTATCCGCTGAGCTGGTTATTAGAATAAGAAAGCAGCTTGCAGATGCACGTGATGAAACCGTGCGCATGAATATTATTGCTAAAGCAAACAAAAAAGCTGACATGGAGAGCGATTGGGCGGCACTTTTGGCCAAAACCGAACTAAATGACCTAACCAGTATAAGAGCACTTAATGAGACCGAAAAAGTATCTCTAAACAATTTGTTCAACGAGCAATTTGAAGCAATACAGAATGCTATTCGCATGAGTCCTGAGTATATTGCTGCAGCAGAGTTGGCTGCAGCTCGCACAGCAGCCCAAATTGCAGAAGTTAAATTTGCAGAAGAAACTATGGCACGTGAATTAGAAGCAGGTGACGATGTTGATGATGATGCAGCGATGGAAGAAAATCCAAGTGCGGATGAGAAAGATAATAAGGGTGCGGGCGCGGAACAAGGTGCAAAGAGGTATCGCGGTGAGGAAGAGAACCAGAGTGAGGAAGATGATGAAGGTGCGGTCGCGGAACAAGTTGCGAAGAAGTCTCGCGTTGTCAGTGAGTCGCGCCGTGCAGCAGAAGAAGTTGCTGCAAAGCGTGGAAAACCTGATTATGGTGGAAAAAGAAAATCCCAAAAACAACAACAAAAGCAGAAACAGCAAAAGAAAACACAAAAGCAATCTCACAAAAAGTTATCCAAGTCCAACCGCGCAAAGAAAGCCAAACAATCCAAGAAGGCCAACAAAAAACACTAAAAACAACCAAAATCAAAATCAACTTTTTATTAATTATCAATTATTAAGACCCACTAACTAAATTGATATAAGACACCACAATCTTATATCAATCAAACGCCCCTTTACATGCTTTTGAACATTATAACCCGCACTTTGTGCGGGTTGTGTTCAAATGCAACGTTACCGATAAATCAATTAAGACGCACGCAAAGCGTGCGAACTTAAATGTCCATCGGTTTAAACAAACAACGTCGAATCATCATACCCATGCCGCATTTTCAAATAGCACCGCAAACACGTCAATACATCCACCATGGAATTGTGTAATCCTTCGACCGTCGCTCCCTCGAATAATTTCGCATACAATTCGATCAGTTTCGGCCATTTCCGGCTCGGCGGTTTCCCAGCTGTCTTGGATTCGACCATAATATTACAAATTTCGGTTCCCTTTCGCATGGTGCAATAGCGTTCGATACCGTGCACTTTTTCATACATCGAGTTAAATATCATAAAGCAATATGGTGCCTTTTCTAAAACAGTCGCGCGATTACGCTCCAACTCCACCGAAATAAGTTTTTCGTCAAAATCCATATTGTGTGCGACCAACCCTTCGCAAAACATATATGCTTCATAGAACTGCTCCAAGACCTCGACAATGGGTCGGCCTTCGCGTTTGCACTTCTCCTTGGTAATGCCTGTTAAATTCGTGATAAATTCGCTGATGACCACGTCATCGGGGACGTCTACAAAAGCGTCGTATTTGCGAATGACCTGTTTTTGAGACAAATCGTAAATGGCGAAACTGAGCTGTAAAATATGGGGATATTCGGTAATAGGAACAGCAGTCGTCGTGCCGCGCCGAGTAGGCAACAAACCAGTCGATTCCACGTCGAAAATCAAGAACCGGCGGCGATAAGTGGGCGGCGGCACCGAAAATGAAAGGGCGGGTTGACAGATTGGCTGCATCATGTTGTGATTGTACTAAGTATTAAGACTGTATTTTGACTAATTGATAAAATAACTAATATATTTATTAAGTTATCAATTTTCTACAAAATATCAATATAACGGTCTATCATTCGGCTGTTTGCACTGCTTGCACTGCTTGCACGGCAATGTCGGCGTTCGCTTCTTTTATAAATCGTTTCAATCGCTGTATTTCGTTGATCAATAACACCAAGATTCCATTATAATCGACGGACTGCATTTTGTCACCATCTTTTATGCCTTCAACCAATTCCGGATAATGTTCTTGGAGTTCGTGTGCGATAAACCCAATGTCATTACATTCGGACTGCGTTTGATAATATGCGACCGGACGAAGTTTATCGAGAACATGCGTTTCGTCGAGAGATTGCACATTGGTTTTAATACGATAATCTGAAGTTACTACAACTGCAGAAGGTGATCTAAATTCTCCGGTTACGGTCATAGCGTTAAATGAAGAATCTTTGAATACGCCGGTATCCAAACGATTGGTACTAGCAATTGTGGTTCCATCATTGAATCGAATCATATTACGGACTTTTAATGTGGTCGCTGCAGATATCTGCGTATTCCCATTCAATGAAACATCGCCATTTAGTTGGATGGCGTTATTATAGGACATATCGGATGAAAAAGTGGTATCGTCTGTATTTATAGTATATGTACCACCGCCACCACCACCACTATTAATAGCTGTATTCGATATCGACCCGGCCGTATAATTATTAGATGCAACATACAATCTTCCAGTAATACTCGCATTACTTGCAACATATAATCTTCCACTCACCATGGATACATCACCCACTACAAAAAGCCGCTTATTTAATGAGAGATCCGTATTATATATAAAGGGTTTGGCAAACGTGGTTGTACCATTTAACGAGACATCTCCGGTTCCAGTGATTAAATTATGGGATGGGTCGCGAATGGTGATAGACCCGCCGCTCACATCGAGATAATCGATAATATAGGTAGCATCCAATGTATTTGCAGTTAAATCAGTTACCCATGACATGATAAAATATATAGTATATAATTGTGCTATATATTTTTGTGAACAAAAAATCGCGAAAAATTAGAGTGATGTGTGCGATGACTAAATAGAACTAACTATACAACCGGGATAGAGATTTATATGTTTTGGGTTGACTGTACTGATTGACGTTTCTTTTCCAATTCTGTGAACTCTTGTTTCAGACGAATTATTTCGTTGATAAGAATTGCAATAAGCCCGGTATAGTTGACGCGCTGCAAATCTGGTCCGTCTTTTTCGCCAAATACTAAATCGGGGTAATATTGCTGTAGTTCATGCGCAATGAGACCATATTGTTGTTTATTAATGAGTGTTTGCATATATTTCACGGGACGGAGATTGTCGACGGTGAAAATGTTATCTAATTTTGCAACGTCGGTTTTAATGCGATAATCGGAAGATACAAAGTAACTGCTGGCGGTTAATGCATTTATAATGTTGAGATTAGAGAACGTAGATGCTTTGAATAAAGTTTGTCTAATATACTTTTTATAAACAACAGTGCTTGGTAGGAATAGTCCATTCCCCGCGTGATATTGGGAACCCTCACCTGTAAAAATATATTTCGGTGTTACATATATATAATTGATGCTATTCGATATAGTCGCCCCAAATGTTAATGCACTCCAACTTGTGCCAGTATCAGTTGACACATAACACTGGCCTGCATTTATTGCAACATAAATATATTCATTGTAATCTATATAAACGCGTTTTGAATTAGACGTAACAGAAAATATTGTTTTAGTCACAGGGGTTAATCCATCCGTGCATACATATACCTTATTATCAGAAGCATTTGCAGAATCTGTAATAAAAAACGCCATTAACAATGATTTTTTTGAGCACGATAATGAACAGCATGATTTATTGGACGTTCCTGGATGGACTACAGCTCGAGTACCAGTTGATATATTTAGCCGTTCTATTCCAATTTTGCCTGCATAACAATAAGACCCGTCGTACGACATTGACATATGCGACCCTGCACGTATAAAGTTCATTTCAAAAAACGCACCATTTTTTGATGAAAATTTGTCACCATTATCTAACGAATATGCATACGGAGAACCTTGAGTATATGGCATTGCTGCCATATATTGTCCAGTTGCAGACATGCTTACTGCAGATAATGCTAAGTTACCAATTCCAATTCCTGTCTGGCCCAGAAAAAACGGTTTCCAATTAACGCCATAATCATTGGATACATAAAACTTATCATCGTTTCCTGTGTTTATTAAGTTGTTGGTAGCTGTAGACCATGCATGTGTACCAACAATTACGTATTGGCCGGTTATCGACGAATCGATAGCGCCACTATAAAAGTCGTTGCTTCCCGGAATGGTAATTTTTGTCCAAGTATCTCCATAAGTATCGGATCTATAAAATGCACCTGTGTTTGTCGTCGCATTATAAGTACCACCGGTGGTATAGCTTCCCGTTACCATATACAAATATTTACCTCCCTCAGATCCAGCCATCCACCGAATTGGAGCCAAATATGTTGTATTATTTAATGATGAATCGTAAGTCGAACCAGTTAGAGAAACGGTTTTATTATCATCATATGTAGTCATTTTCGTACCATCGTTAAATTCTATATTTCCATTAACGGTCATGTTTGTCACTTGTACTGTGCTTCCATTCATGGATACGTCTCCATTCGCGCGAAACTTCTGCTGGTAAATCACGCTCGCTTTTGTATAGTCTGGTCCGCCCGACGTAACTGGATTTACAAACGCACTTGTTGGAATCGAATTCGCATTAAATATGCAGCCAGTCACAACTCCATTCAATGACACATCGTTTGCAATCGTGGCATTCCCATTCATGGACATGTCGGTGCCCACTAATATGCGATTATTAAATGACAAGTCAGGTTGCAAGTTGGTATTATTCAGCAGCAATTTACCATTGACAGTTGTATTCCCATGAACATATAAATTTGCATTATTACGTAGAACCAATGAACCGCTTATATCAATAAAATCTTTCACGTAAGATTGTTTCAGACGATTTGTAGCATTATCGGTATTCCATCCAGGTAAAGAACCGCCGATTCCGTATGGCATTATTAGTATAGATTATATTATATTATAATAACATAATATAATATTTTGTCTTGGGTTATTTTGGTTTTGTTATTGTTTTTTACAAAGGTCATCCCTTCGCCGGTTTAGTTCTTGCACTTCTTTCACTAAAACACCGATCAACCCATTATAATTGACATGTTGGTATTCTGCACCGTCTTTTTCTCCTTTCACTAATTCCGGATAAACCGCTTGCAGTTCATGAGCAATCAATCCAAATTCATGCTTGTTCGACAAAATATTATTATATTGAATGGGTACTAAATTATCAACTGTATAGGATTGGTTAAGATCAGTGACATTTGTTTTAAGTCGGTAGTCCGATGATGTCAACTTAGACCCTGCACTAACATTTCCATTACAAGTAACTGACGCGAATGTGGAAGGCTTAAATATTACATTCCCTTCTGCAAATGAACCTGACGATATATCATTAACATACGTAGACAGGGTCGTGCCATCCGTAAATGTAATGTTGCCACTGACTTGAAGTATTGTATTGGTACTCAAATCCACTCTCGTCCCATTAAACGAAGCATCGCCAGCAACTCGTACATTGCCGGTTATTTCTACATTACTGCCACTGCTTGGGTAATCTATGATGGCACTTGTTGGGATAATCCCACTTGCGAAATCTCCACTGAATATGCCATTCACTGACAAATCTCCGCCCACATAAAGATTCCCGTTAACGGAAATATCATTACCGATAAAAAGCCTGGATTTGAATGTCGTATCACCGGCGAATGTAGTAGAACCGGCAACAGTGATATTATTGAAAGAAACATCGCCGCCCACAATGACTGCACCATCATTGCGAATCAATAAATCACCTCTCAAATCGATAAAATTATTCACATAAGATTTTCCAAATGCATTCGAATTTGATATACTGTTCCATGGGAATATGCATTTGCCAATAATTGTGTATGTATTTGTAGATCCGGAGGTCAATGTTAAAATATAAGTTGTATCAACAGCCGGTGTTAAATTATTACCGCCTAAAAGGTTGACACCCGTACTTGTAATGGTACCCGAAGATACATTCGCTCCTCCCGATATCTCCAGCGAATAATTTATACTATTTGCATTGAGCAAACTTGTAACGTTAAATGAATACATTCTACTTCCGGCAGGTAATTGAAACGAGACCATATCTACATCTGTGGAACTAATGTCATTTGTAACCGTCAATGTATTGTTAACAAACGTGAGCGGTGTAGGAGTATTCGCTGGAGGAAGAGATGTATTTAATACCATTTTTATAGTACCTGCATCAGCTGAGAAATCATCTTCAGCCGCATCTATGTTTACATATAGGAAATCAGTCGACGTAATTGGATTTGTGCTAAGATCTTTTGTATAAGAAAAAACTTTGGCATAACCTTCATAACTTCCAATATAACTCCAATTTGCAGGAGCAGTCGTCCCTCCACCATATAATCTCTGATAATCATGTTGAGTCGCATTTTGTCCGGTTTCTATACGTATACTGCCGCTTTCTACAAGTTGGTCTTGATAATATAATGTATAACCGGTGATCGTTTTATTATTTTGTGGAGTAATTTTTATAGAAAGTTTTCTATCAGGATTGGTATATGACTGTTGTTGCGGATGAATTGCTAACCAGCCGGCAGCAACAAATCCTTCATTGGCAGTAGTATTTGATATTATTCTACCAATGCATGGAAATCGCGGGTATGCGAGACCAACCATATTCGCTACAAATCCTTCTGCTATATTTCCTGAATCAGTGCCCCACCATGGAAAATAATAACTTGTATTTGTTCTATATGGTAAATAATTGGTTCGTGCTGTACCTACAAAGAATTCCATTTTTACATCAGAATATTGTAAAATTGCATTTTGGCCATCACTGAACCCTGTAATTGTATTGTCATATATAGTTCTTATGTTTAATGTAGATGGGGTAGTGTTTATGATAGTATAATCTGCCATTGGATTATTATGCTATTTATTAGTTATTATAGTATACTTACATAAGATATTTTCGCCATTATAACCCTAAATTGGGCCACGCTAATTTATCATACCAAATATGACTTCATATTAGATATTATATTAAAACGCCCTCAAAATCGTACCCAAATCATCTAATTATGCAGCTGTTTGACGTTTCTTTTCCAATTCTGTGAACTCTCGTTCCAGCTGAATTATTTCATTTATAAGAATCGCAATAAGACCGGTATAGTTGACGCGCTGCAAATCCGGTCCGTCTTTTTCACCAAATACTAAATTCGGGTAATATTGTTGTAGTTCATGCGCAATGAGACCGTATTGTTGTTTATTAATGAGTGTTTGCATATATTTCACGGGGCGGAGATTGTCGACGGTAAACATGTTATCTAATTTGGTAACGTTAGTTTTAATGCGATAATCGGAAGATACAACGTAACTGCTGGCGGTTAATGCATTTATAATGTTGAGATTAGAGAATGTTGATGCTTTGAACTTGTCAAACGTTGAATGATATATCTTTTTCACCCCGAGATGATATAAATAAAAATGTCCATTATCTGATATTGCAATAGATGATGAACTTGCAATATTAAATAAATATGGCGACACAGTAGAAAATGTATCCCCAAAATTATTGCTATAATATACTGGTCTGTTTGGTACGAAAGATGCTCGAACGGTCCCCGTCCCTTCGCCAATTATAACATATTTACCCGATGGCGACATAACTGTATTTAAATTTGCATAATTAGTGACGGTACCGCCAGAAATATCTGGTGACATATTAACCAAAACCGGAGAAGTATCAATATTTGTATATTTGTATACATTCTTGTTTCCGCCGGATGTAACAAAAATAGTATTACTTCCGCCTGGACCACCCATTGGCGTAGCACAGCGATTGGTATAATTCCCCCCGCCGGCACTGAAACTGCCAACAATATTTCCACATACATCAAATATATCATGTGCGCTAGCACCATTATTCGAGATTATAATACGATTATTAACAATCTTCATTGTATTCATAAATTGTCCTTCTGCGGCGTTACCTAATAGACTCCATGTTGACATTTTATTTCTAGAAATATACACATTAGTTGTATTTGGACTACTTGTAAGTTGACGAGCTACAGCAATAATACTGGCATCATGATTTATTGCAACTGCACTGATATAATTATTAGAAGTACCACCCAATTTGGTATTTGTGTTATACGTTGTCCAAGTTACT